GTGATGAACTCAGGGTGATGACCTTCAGGGGCTGCATCTTCATATTTGTGAATGTCGCCGCCATGGGCATGGTGGATGAGATGACTGAGTGGACCTTGATCCAATTGAGTCAATGGAGACAGTTTCCCAGCTCCTCCAGCGCTTTGAACACTCAACATGCGTGGTTCATAGACGTGAGCAAACTGAGGCGTGGACAGCTCTTTCATGGCTTTCCAATCCCAATCTGGTTTTTTCTCAACTTCACTGCCTTCGGCATAGCCTTTTGGCTTGTGATGGTCAAACGTCATGCCACGTTCTTTGAGCAAGTGCAACAACTCGGGCAGGATTTGATCTTCAATGCTTCCTCCACTGGCGGAAAAAACAACTGGCTCAGTGGCCAACAAGCCCATTTGATTCGGCGTCACCAGACGACCGTTGTAGACCAAGTCTTCTGTGGGATCAAGTGTTGGATCAATTTGTGTGTACTGATCAAGATTTGATGCGGTTGGGATTTTTAAAGTAGAGCCGCCGCCTGCATAGTGAATTGAACCGCCGTGTGCAGCCAATACGTTTTCACCTTCAGATGGTGCAATTGACTTGTTTATTTGTTGCAAAGGCGCAGCTTGCTGCATTTACTGCATTGGCTTTGCGTTTGAATTTAACATTCCAGAAGGAGTTGCAAGATTGGTCAAACCAAGGTTTTGCATGCTGTTTTGAGGCAGAGCAAGATTTGCCATTTGCAATTGATTCATTGACAAGTTTGGCATTGTTGAGTCAGATGCCAAATTGGTTGTTGGCGTCACACCTGTGCTTGTCGTTGCGGTTGGCGTTTGAGTTTTGGAAGGGCTTCCCATCAAAGTGCCAGCCACATTAAAGGACGGCATCCAGCTTGCTCCAGTTGCATCTTTGATCGCCGAATTTGAAGTGTTGTTGATGACTGAAGCCAATGCGCCAGACAAAGGGTCGCCGCCGCTTGCCACAGCCCTTAGAGCACCATTTGTGGCTGACTTGGCAATGTTGCCAGCGGTTTGGCTGTCAGTGGCTTCTGTGACATCTGATCCAATGCCAGACGCAACTTGACCAATTCCGTAGCCTACCAAAGAAGATTGAAGAACCTTGGTTGGGTCTGCGCCTTGAGCAATTGCAATTGCCGGGTTGATGTACTGAACCAACTCAGGGTTACCACTTGCAACGGCAGCAATGTCAGCAATTGCCGTGATTGGATTTTTCTCAATGCTTTGAACCGTGTTGTCAACAACATTGACAGCTTGAGAAACAAGATTTGTGGCCGCCTTGGCTACTGATTTAATGACTCCCATTTATTTCACCTTATACGTTAGCCATCCAGTTGAACTGGGGCAAATCAGAATGCTCAACGTGCAGTCCGATCATTTGAAGCATCTGAAGGATGCCGGGATTTTCTGCTTCGCCATACAAGCGTTTGATTGGTGTTTGACGGATAATTTCAAGAAAATGAGCTAGTGACTTGCGCAAACTCAATGGCGAGTCCATTGTGTACAAATGACACTCAGCGGCTGCTTGGCCAAGGTGCACCAACAAAAGCACACTCTCGCCTGCTTGCAATAGATTGCCTTTGCCTATTTGAATTTGATGAGCAACATAGGTCAACACTTGTTGTGGGTCAACCCCATGTTTTTGAGCGTCTGCTGTGATGATTTGTGAAGGTGTCATTTGTATTCCAAGTTCATTATTCCAACCATGCTCTCAGCCCATTCTTGCCAAGTGGCAAATTGTCTTTGATCAGGTACTGCTGAATTCACAAAATACCCGATGCCGTTCATGCCGTCCACCCATGTGCGCCACTCTTCCTCTGGCACATGACCAAGCTGCTGTGGTGCAAATAGCTCTTCCATCAGCTTGCAATACTGATCCCATGTCATGCCGCGGGGGTCGTATGTGACCATTACGGATTTCCTGTCGAACGGCTGTCGCCAGTGTCAAGGCTCAAGAGCACTTTGCCCATGAAGTAATTGCCGCCTGTGACGTTTGAACCAAAACGCAAACGCATCTCACGACGCTGTTCCCGCATGTCCACTTTTAGCGTGGTGGGATCAAAGTTGTAAGGGTTTGAAGTGATGTCATTGTCGTCGGCATATCCTTTACCAGTCACGGTGACATACATCGTGCCAGACTGCACGAAGTCAGGTTCAACCCGTTCACAGCGAGTCCACAAGTTGTCGCCAGGCTGTTGGATTGAACCAACCAAGCCAGTATTTGCCCCCAATGTGGGAGTTTCAAAGTACGAGTTGATGGCCGTCACGTTGTCAGTGTAAATCTGGTCTGTGCCGATCTCGTGCTGCCACAAAGTGTAGAACTGAGATGTCACTACAGTAACCGTCAAACCCGATCCTCCCGACGGTGGTCGTGCGCTGGTAGAAAGTGCGCTTGTGGGTAGTGCGGAAACGTATGAACCAACGCTGGTAATGCTCAATCCGCTGACAACACCGCCCACCACCGTTGTGACAGTGAACGCGGCAGGCGTGCCTGTGCCACCCAGCAAAGTGATAGTGTCATTCACCGCATAGCCTGTGCCGCCGTTTGTGATGGTGACTGACGTGACTTCGTAGCCGGACGAAGTGTTTGCGCCCCAAACTGGGTATCGGAAAACTTCTGAGAATGCGCCAGCAGAGCGTTGAGCACCAATTGCTTGGCCAGCGTCGTACCAACATTTTTCACGCACGTTGTAGATGATGGCGTCAGTGCATTCGGTTGCGCTGCCTCGTGGGTAAAAGAACCAGATTTCGCCCCAGCGAGGAACTTTGCTCACCCACACTTTTTGGCGTTGTTGATAGTTCAAGTTGTCAAAAAACCAGTTTTGGTTTTGACTGTTTGGAATTTCTTGAACCACACCGTTGTACATCAAAAAGCGATCAGTTCCTACCCAATAGTAGATGCCGTCATACTCAATGACACATTGGCTTGACATGATGGATGACTGTTGCGTCACCAAGTCATAGCGCCAGTAGTAGGTCAGGCTGCCAATAGTCTGCGGAGCGTAGCTCACGCGCACCACGGAGTCCAACGTCCAAAAGATGCCCGAGGGCACGGTCGTACCACCACGCAAGGGTAAGCCCTTGACCACCTTAGTTGATGAGACGTTGTTGGCGTTGGCGTCCGATGACGTCCAGTTGGTGAAGTCACCCGCTGCGCAGTTTTGGATCAAGCCGTTGTTGCCATACACAAAAAGGTACGGATACAGCATCACCACGCCGCCCGATACGCTGATGTTGTTGTCAAACGTAAAGGTGTACGTGCCAGTGGCTGTGGCTGGATTGCTCAAGGTGGCCGTGTAGACGCCGCCAGTGATGATGGCAGACACCACGGTGGTATTGGCGGGAATACCAGTGCCCGTCACCGATACGCCCGGACCTACACCCAAAACAGTTGTGGCAAATGTCATTTGGTTTGAAGACGTGGCAATCGTGGCCGACGATGTAAACACGCCCACGGGAGCAAGGGTGGTGCCTGAGAACGATCCGAACAATGGACGAGTGTTGACAGCGCTAGAAATGTCGCTCAAGTTTTGTCCAGGATGCGCAATCAAGTTCAAATTGCCACCACCCGATGAGCTGTAGCCAATGTCAAACTGCCACAAGTTGTTGGCATTTGCTGTAAAACCGCTGGAGATGGTGTACGCAGCAGGGCCAGTACCGACGCCAGCATTGTTGGCTGTTACCCATTGCTCTAAACTGTTTGAGTTTCCAGATATGACGTAGTTGAAGCCGTTGTAGGCTTGCATGATCATGCCGCGGGAGATGCCCGAGGCATTCAAAAACATGCTGTTGTAGCCGCCAATCTTGCGAGGCAAACCGTTTTGAAAACGCACCCACTGTCCATCCACGTAGGAGGCGGACATGAACTGCGTGCCATCACGTTGGATGCCGGGCTTGACTTGAAGGGCAACAACTTTTGCGGTCATGATTAGAAACTCCCGCCGGGAATGCCTACGGGAACCAGCAAACCCCCTGCTGTCAAGGTCATGCCGTTTGCGCCGCTGACCGCAAAGCCCAATTGGCCGCTGGCCACCAAGTACACGCCCGTTGATGTGTCGCCCGTAAAGTTCAAAGCTGGCAGGGTTGAACTTCCGTTCCCCAGTGTCAGCGTAGCAAATGATGAGGTTGTCGCAGTCTGAGCGTTGAAGACGTTTGTGCCGTCACAAATCGCAATGATCGTTTGACCTTGTGGCAAAGTGATGGTTGCTGCACCAGAGGCTGAAGTCTTAAACGTCAGCGTGTACGAACCCGTGGTGTTGTTACTCAATGAGTACAACTGTACGGTAGAGGGCAAAACAACAATTTGGTTTGATGTCAAAGTGCCGCTGTACTGTTGAATCGTGTTGGTTGCTTGAGCCGATGTCAGGGTCTTAGTACCGCCCGTCACGCTCAATTGCAACTGTGTGTAGTAGAACGAGTTTGAACGGCCATAGGCAAAAGTATTGAAACCTGAGCCATTTGAGCAGATCACCAATGATTCAGTGAGCTGCAACTGTTGGGTTGCGTTGCCGTCGATGGTGTCAGTGCCTTGCGGTTGCAAAGTCAAGATGCCTGTGCCGCCGTTGCGGATCATCACAAACCAGTTGTTGCCCACGCTTGATGCCGAAGGCAGGGTCAACGTGCCTGCGCCGCTTCCCCACACATAAAAAGACGCTCGGTCGCTTGGCAAGAAAGTGTAGTTTGAATAAACGGTGTTGACGCTGTACGCTTGATTCAGCGTTGTTCCGATGGCCATCAAGCCATAGCCAGCCAAGGTCGCTGCGTTGGCCGCCGATGTGCCAGCACCAAACGTCACGACCGCCCATGTGCCGTTGTTTGTGGTGTTGTCTGTCAAATAAATGAAGTCAGCCAAACCAGACGCAATGCTTGCAATTGTGTTTCCGCTGGTGTCGGTCACCGTGAAGGTGTTGGAACCAATGTTGCGGATGATGACGTTTTGGCCAGACGACACCTGCGTGGCGTTGGGCATGAACAGCTTCAGGCCAGTCGTGGTTGCGGTCACATCAATGATGTTGGCCACCACGTTGGAGGTGTTGCCGTTAATAGGCCATTGAAGCGCTGTGTTTGCGCTGATGGACAGACTTTCGTAACCCACCGTTGATGGGTTGATGGTTAAGCCTGTAAAGGCGTCTACATAGTTGGTCATGATTAAGAATCCACGGCAATGGCTTGACGATCCCCAACACGAGCCACATCCTCGGTTTTCAGGGCATTGATTGCTTCAGTATATTTTTGCTGGAAAACAGCACGATTGTCGTTCTTCAAAAACAGCATGGCTTGCAACAGCGTGCCATACAGCATTGCGTTTGGTGCGTACTGGGTCAGCCAGTTGGTTTGGTTCACTGAACTCAGCGGCTGGATGCGCTCGTAGTACAAGATTTCGAAGCTGTACGCTTGATCTGGTGTGGGCGCCAAGTACCAATGCTGGTAGTCCGAGTCGGCATAAAACAGCGGCGTAGAGGTTTGAGTGGCGTTTGGCCAGTAATTCTCAAGGTACTCCAGCTTGCGCAACAAGACGGGTTGTTGTGTGCCATCGGCCTTGGTCAATGTCATGGAGACAGTCTTGCGCCAACGTGCAGGCTTGGCCAAGACGGGGTTGTTTGGGGTCATGGTTGCCGTGGCAACGGCCATTTGACCCAAGGTTTTGATCTCTTGGGCAATCTCAAACTCAGCCAAAGTGATGAAGGTGGGGATAGCGTTAATGGTCGCTTGATCACTGCGCTCCAAATACTGGAGCACCATCGTCGTCAGATTGTCATAGGTCATCGCCCATGACGGAGTTATTGTGGCTGGTGTAACGGTCGCCATGTGAGTCCTTTACGGTTGCGTGATTGTCCCATTAAGCGCTTAGAACAGCAATAGCATGTTTTGTCAATGCTACCCGTTCGTCTAGCCCAAATGTGCCGCCGTTGATGATTTTGGTGACTTTTGTCCAGTCTTCCGCGGCCGCCGCAGCGTTCAGGTTGTGAGTTGACCAAAACCAGCCTGCACTCAACGCCGCATATTTAGGTGTGGACACCAGATCGGGGTTGGCCACCAAATCGGTACCGATGGCCTGACCGCAGTGCCAGTAGCTATCATGCCCGGTAAGCTGGATCGCACCCCGACCACGGAACCGATACCCGTCCCCAGACGTTTCATCACGATTGCCCATGCGTGAGGCGTAAACTTTGTTGGCGATGCGTTGCGGCTGGTGGGCGTAGGCATTTGCAATCTCCATGGTTGGGAACCGTTGTGGCCAGAGTTTATGCAGCGTCTCGGCCTTGTAGTTCAGATTCTCCTCCAAAGTCTTGAAGTGATTGCACTCATGGCTGCACTGGCCGATGAACGCCGCCTGCTGATCCACGGTGGCAATGCCAAACTTGGCAAACGTCTCATTCAGTGGACCAACCCACTCAATGCCGA